TATAAATTCTTCCTTTATCTGTTTCTCTCTGGACTTCACGTTTTACAGACTGTCGTGTGTATAAAATATCCCCAGAGGAAGATAGTGGAGCAGTGTATCGTTCAGCCTGGTCTTTCCACCAAAGAGCATTTTTACTCTCATCTGAATCTACCGGGGCGTGATTAAACCCCCACCCATATGAACCCTGGAGGTTGAACCTTGCTTTACTGCGCTGGTTAGAGCCACCTATAATACGCTTTGATGGTTTAGGTGGGGCAGCGTTTATGATTATTTTGTTAGCCATTTAGTAACTAGTCTCTTTGTAATTTATATGCTTATCAACCGTAACCACCAGGTGGGTTAAAGTTTCCTCCGCCTCCGAATTGATCAGGGTCAAAGTTGCGTGCCCAGTCCTCAAGCCTTTGGGCGTTAATCTGTTCAGGAGGCATAAAATTGTTTCCTCCCTGGTCTCCAGGGTTAGGATTGGCTGGGCGTTGAGGAGGGTTGCTCACTATATCACTTGGATCGCCCTCAACACCCAAAGGCGTATTATCGCCATTAATATCACCAGTAAAAGTATTTACTCCAGCTAATGACCCAGGGTTTCGTAGAAGTGGTGCTCGATATTGTATTTTATTTCTTTCTAGGGCGTGACTCTCAACTATATTTCGAACATTTGGAGCATAGCGAGCAGAAGCAGGCATAAGCTGGTCAAGCATCTGAGACATGGCTGTGTCTAACCATTTATAATAGTCAAGGTACTTCTGTAAATCTACAATATCATTCTGTACCTTGCGGAAAAAGATCTCACGCATCTTCTCCATATGTTTATAATTCATTCGGTATTTATTGACTGGCTCGCCAATAAGATTATTAAAGTCTTTTATAGAAGCAAACAAGTGGAGCATACGATTAGAAATACTACGATACATGCTTTTTTCTATTGCGAAGAAACTGCTAGCAGGTTTTTTAAATGTCCCAAAAACCTCATCATCGACTGAAAGGACTTTTATCATATCACTAGAAGCAATATACTCAGGTGGTAATAGTTGGTCATTATAAACATACTGCTTACGAGCAGGCGTTGAAATTGCAGTAAAGAAATCACCACGACCTGTGTGCTGCCTGAGGTTAATGTTACTTAGTGGGCTTCCCTGATATTCTGCCTCATAACTACCGTCGTTCAATCCATAGGATGCATCTGATACAGTAAATCTTCCGCTCGTGTCGGAACCTGTAATGTTGGCAAAATCCCAGTTGAGAGCCAAGGTTTGTATAGTGGGAATATAAACATTAGCACTTGATGTTTGGAATAAAAAAGAATTCCTTGATGGATGCAAAGTTCCATAAGTATCAACTTGTTTAGCTTGCAAGTCTAATACTTCAGGAGAAAAATAATCTGTCCAATATCTTGTACTAGATGCACGAACATCAGTCGAGGTGATAGTACTTCCTGTAAAGTTTGTTTTATGTGCCCCAATATATACTCTCTTGGCAGAGCCGACAGTTGCGGAGCCCGATGCATAAGTTACATCTGCGGTAGCATTAAAGTAATTCTCTTTTCTTCCGGTATCATAATTAACCCCGTAAAGCCCCAATTCATATCCAGAATCACTTACTAAAGAACCAGTTACTCCATTAGAAAATGGATATTTTTTTGGTTTTAGAGTTAGAGATAAGTTCCAGCGGCTATTATCATAAACATTCCTAAAAATACTAGAAGTCAATAGCGTATCGCCAGCCCTATTCTCTACAACAAAATATGCATCCTTTACAAGATAATCAGGTGATGTAACTTCAGCATATTCTCCTGGACTACGGACAGCATAAACTTGTAGACCCCAATCAGTAGCAGCCGACTGCCATGTAAGATTTGTAGAAGTTGGATTTGTATCACTTGGTGTATGGAACCCAAACAAAGAAGAGCTAACAACCTGCGGTAGAACATAACTTAAAGAACGCTGCTGGTCCTTATTTGGGAAAACAAATTCACTCTGTAAAGTAAAGGCATACTCGTCAAGTAGGCTAGATCCGCTTATTAAGCCTACAGAGTTTACGTTAGAAGAATCGTAATACTGATATACAGTTGCATCGTCATCTGTTTGATTTAACAGTGCGGTAAAGTCAATGTATTTTTTTGAACTTATGGAAGTTGCATAGCTACTAGTAAGTTCAAAATCAGTATCGTCCGAATAGGTGTTAAAAGCTAGTATCTCTTCTCCCACACCGAGACATCGAATAAAATTTCTTACTGCTTTTTCATTACCCTTAGATTTAAGGATAAAATTCAAGTTGTTATATATGTTTTTATAAATTGAGTTTTTAATATCTACCAGTTGTTGGTCAAAATTTATTTGCTCGTCCCGCTGGAAGAACTGGGCAAGAACATCTGCGTTCTCGAACAGTTCGGGCGTCTGGATACCATAATTCTCTACTAGTCTATCATTGTAAGGAAATTCATCAATAGAATCAGTAAGACTTCCACTAACATAATCATTGTACTTTAATTCTCTTAATGCAGTTAATTGGCTGTAAAGAGTATCAAAGTATCCAGATATTATCTGGGTTATATTAATGATTTCATTCTCGCTATTTTCTTCTGCTTCTAAAACCCAGTTAGGAAGATGATTCAATAACCTAGCATTGTTTAGGGAATCATATGTAGAACCACTCAATTCATAGCGGCTCTTTGCAGAAGAATAAAGCGGATTATTAGTTCTTATAATAGGGTCGCCACGTTCTGTGACTGATTCTATTGATAACTGGTCTATGATCAACTGAAGATGTTTGTGTTATTCCTTCATTAAATTTGAAGTATACACCAAGTGCAACATTCGCATCATATTTATCGGTTCCACCCTCTACATTAGAGAACCAGTATCTACCTATTTGTTCGTCATTTCTAGCGGCTTTCCAGAATCTGAACTCGTCTATAGAGGCAGATAGTTTTCCAGACCCCTGAGCTAGCCCAAGTGGTCCGAAACCCTCTGGAGATTCTCTGAGACCTCCTAAATTAGCTATCATTGTTCCAGTAACTTGTCCAATAGCCCCAGAGCCTGTTATGCCGGTTTCAACACAGGTTCCGTTAACAAATAAATCAACAGTAGGAGTACTACCAGAAGTATTAAATCTAAAGGAGAAATTTCTCCAAGAGCTATCAGAGATTGTTATCTGTCCAGCAGTTGATGGGACGGCTGTTTCGGTGAACCCGTCAGTTCCCGACAACATAGTTACAAAAAATTGAGTCTCTGAGCCGGAATGTAGTGCGATCCTCATTCTACCATAGTCGGCGCTAGATGAATTTGTTACATCCACACCGTTAGTTAAATCCAGAATAGCCATCTTTCTAGATTCGGCGGCAGATATTAAAGAATCTTTCTTGAGGAAAAATTCAACGGTTGTACCATCAGAACCGCCAAACTCTAAATTAGAGGTTCTATTTTTACTCTCATTGAATTTTGTATTGACATGGGGTCCGCCTTTGACTTGGATATATGTTGGAGTAGTGATCTCGTCGTATAAAGAAGCGTTTGTACCTGCCACTTTATATGGGTAACCTATAAAAACATAGCCTGTATATCTTGGATATACCGCTTCAAGCATATATTTTTCTAGTGGATTAATATTATTATAGAAGCTGGTCTTCTCTAGACCAGAACCGTCATAAGGATAATCACTGGCGATATATTCAAAAGTATTTTTGTAATATTGATATGCTGAACCAAATTTAACGAAGTTTTCTGGATTTGCATAATCTATTGGCGGAAGAAAATAGTTATTTCTTTCGGTTACCGCATTTAGATGCGCCTGAGATTCTATTCCTTCGCCAAGAGTATTAGGAGCACTTTGTTTCAAGTACTTACTAACAGTTACGCCTTCTTTATTATTTTGATATAAATTCTTTAGGCTGGTCATACATCTTCTTCTTCTATTTTAAATTTAAATACTTCAGGCTGTTGGCGATATTCACCTTGTAAATAGTAAGCAAACTGAATTCCATACGAATATCCAGCTTCCAAATATGAAGTATCTAATTCAAAATAGTTCCCACTTACATCATATGATAAGCGGGTGAAGTTGTTGTTTGAACTCCCTGTTCCAAATGGTATAATCTCTAGATTATCAATAGAACGGAAAACTTTATAATATGCATTATCTATGGTAGTTGTTTCTACTGTAGAATTTGCTACGGTATAAATGTTGGGGCTCCAGTTTTTATCTCTTACAAAAACACGCAAGCGTGGCTTTTGACCTCTTGCATATGTATCGTCTAAGTTAGTTATAGTTGTAAGATAAGTTGTTTCGTATAACAAATCCGAAGTATCAACAACTTCTGGTTCATAGGAGCCTGTATAAAATTCAACCCTAGAGACACCAGAGCCAGTATGCCAGACATCAAAAACTGTTTCTAAACTACTAGTAGATGCAAAAGATGCCGTATATACACCTGTTATAGTATTTCCGTTTTCGACTAACAATCCCCCAGTGACTGCTGTTACTGATTGTCCACTAGAATTAATTATATTCAAAGCACTTCCAACAGGCGAAGTACTTCCTGAAAATACTTCAACTATTAACTTATTGTTTGACAAATTTGGAATATTAGTTAATTGACCCCGTACAACGTTGTACAAATATAGAGTGTTTAAATTATCTGCCGCCGGAGCAAGGCTACTGCTTATAACAAAGTTGCCTCTATTATCTTTGCGGGTAGAATCCCACTGAGCCTCTATAGTGGGCTGGTAAAAGAAGAATTCACTTGTTCTACCAAAGAACATTTTTGTATATAAACTATCGGACCCAGATACTTCTGCATCTGAGAATTTTATTAAAAACCCATTATTATCCGTTGAGTCAAGCCATTTATATACCTGCTCGGAAACATCTACAGAGATATTTTCTAACCCTGTTTGAAAATCAAGACTAGCGGAAGTATTAGGTCCTGTAAGATATGAGCCGCCCGTGGAAGTCCAGGAGACTCCAGACGATGCACTGATCCAGTTTGATACGCCTAGGTCTGAATAGTTGTCCATATTCAAACCACGCCCCTCGGTCCAACTCTGAGACAACATGAAAAGGTCCAAAGTAAAGTCTTCTGGGGTTGTGTTCCCATGAGGTGCGTTGTACAAGTTAAGATGAAACTTAATACTTCCACTATTAGCCGGCAAAACTCCAGCACTTATATCTGATTGAATAGAGCTAATTGGAAACTGAATGATTATCCTGCTTTGTTCGGCGTTGGCTGCGGTGATAGAAGCAGAGGTTTGACCTTGAATCACGAATGCTTCTAGGATATCAGCGGCACCCATATTGGAGCCCGTACCTCTTGTTGTAAGATTGTTTTCAAAAGCATTCGTAATGGTATTGTCTTTTGTTGCGTGATATTTCTTTATGCCCATTTTATGCTATGACTCCCACTATATCAGTGTTTGGTATGAGAATCTCTGCTGCGGAATCTGATGGAATCCTCAAATACCTACCATCATTAGAAAGATTAGCGTCAATATCATATATATAATTGCTATAAGTTCCGCCGTTACGATTATAAAGTTCTACACTCTTTGTGTCTGTAACTCCTGGTACATCATTCAAAACTTTATAGATGTCTGATATAAATACCGACTCTCCAATGCCGAACTTAATAGTTAAAAAGTTATCATTTATAGCCTTATTACATTGCTCCAACAAGTCGAATCTATTGATGTCTAGATCAGGAATGATCTCATATCTAATTCCGATATTGATAACTTTGCCATCTAGAATATCGATTGTATCGTTAATCATACGGTAGTTGTCTAGCCACACTTTAAGATTTTCTTTTAATACGCTATTGGGAGCAGCTAAATTACCATTAATATCTTCTGATAAGATATACATATTCAAATTTCTTTTAAGAGAATTTTCGTCTCGTATTACGTTTGCTCTTTTAATCTTGCCGAACTTTGTAGGCATACGATAAGCAAGATTCATATAATCTTCTCTTGTTACTGCACGATTCTGAGCAGCATATGTACCAAATGCACGAGTTCTAACCTCTTCCGCCGTAAGTGGAGTAGTGTCCCCAAGAATAGGTTGTTCATTATCTACTTCTATTGAGCCAACCATTGTAGATATAGTCGCTTCAGACAGAGCAGATCTATCCCTAAACAACAATTTAGGTGTTATGATTTGAGTTACAGAGCCAACAGCAGCGTTTGCAGTATTTGTAGTGTTGGCTGTATAAATAACCGTCAGTGAGGTATTTGTAGGAACAACACCAAATTTATCTGTTTTGATTAGGTTTGTAGGGTCAAACGTTGTTTCAGTAATATATGGCTTACTCTCAACGTTAAGTACAACATCGGCAGGGTCGGCTATAACATTACCGGTTAAGTTATCTTCAGACCCATATCCAAACTGAATACTGGTTGTGTTATCTGTGTTAAATTCTACAACATGTCTTCTAGGTACTGGCGTGACTCTCATTGAATAGGGTACTGCTTCCCTAGAACCATCATCTACATTCTTAACTTGTGATAACACAACATCTTGTGATAGATTTTCTACTTCGTAATATTCATTGCCCTGAGAGTCTTTCACAGAAAGAACTTCTGTTATGTTAGGGCGACCTAAAGATAATCTCAAGAATCTTTGATAGTTTCCAACAGTCAACTGTTCTTCATATTGTTGACCTGAAACTATTTGGCCAAAGGCTTTAACTGCAAAAAAGGTAGGGTTACCTGTGTTGCTATCCGTCCTAGCTACAGTTATTTCATTATTGGAATCTGAAAAATCAACATCACTTGTTAGGGTAAATGTTGCTCCATTGTCTCCAGAGAGGATAGTACCCTGCTGAAGAATGGGAAAATAATCTAAATCTGGGGCTCTAGAGTTAACAGCAACTGGAACGAGCATATAAATAGCTACTTGACCTGTTGATTTAGCAACACCTTGGTTCTTATAGCCAAGAGTCTCCGATAAGCGAACAACATTATCATAACGAATGGCGCTATCTAAAAAACTTTCATTTGCCTGAAAATCTGCATAAAATGATAACTGGTCGCCGACATAAGCAACAAGATCCAACATCAATGAGCCAAAAGATGCCTCACTGAAATCTTTGAAGGTTGTGGGGTAATAACGCTTAGCATAATTCTCCAAGTCATTTTTAATTGACTCGAAATCTCTGCTTGTATAATTTATCGGTCTTTTAGCCATTTTTTATTTTTACCCTGACTCTAATTAGTCATCGTCGAAGTTATTATCAGTTCATCTGATTGGTTAAACGGCAGTATGTTATATTTAACACTGATTCTTACTTCGTTTATCTGAAGCGTAGAATCTTCATCGCTTGTTAAAAAGTTTATTTCTTCTAGGTTAACTGATGGCATATAGAAATCTACCTGCTCTTTTATTGTCTGGGATATAAGACTAAAAGTATCGTCGTTTATCCCATCGAACAAAAACCCATAAATACCTACTCCAAACTCTGGAACCATAATTCTTTCACCAGGCATGGTGAGTAAGAGCATTCTAAGATTCTGCCGAAAAGTCTCTTTCAGCGTCTTATTTAATTGATAAGGCCCATCTGTCTGGTCATAGACTAAAGGGATCCGTGGTGATATGCCTTGTAATTTACTCATTTGTTATAATTAGTTTTTCTAAGATACTTTTTTCTTCCAAGATTTCAGCATAAGGTCGTTCCTCATAATAATTTACCTGGTCCATGATCGAAAACCCATCATATGAACTATCAGTAGTATTAAAGTTTTCTGGGTTCCAAAAAGACGCATAGGAACCGAAAGAAGAAACTATACTAGTCTCCTGACCAGCAAGTATTCTCTCCAGTAATACATTTGCTGCTATAGCTTCTTCTCCCTCGAAAGATCTCCCTCGCTCTATTAATATCCTCAAGGCCGCATTAGAAGATTCTAAAGTATTTGGAATATTATTTATATCCAGTTCTAGTATATTATATGCTCCTCGGATCTGATTCTTAATAATAGTAGATATTATATCTCCCTGTTTTTGGGGAATTCCGAATATATTGTTGGTTATATCTACTACACTTCGATCTACTACTCGTTGATTTTGATCATAAGAAACTGATTCAGCCGTAAACCCTAGCGAAGATAAATATGTTCTATACCCAGAAGTAAGGCTACCATTCCAAGTGGATCGTGGTAAATCATCCAAGAATTGAACTCGTTCTTCTACTTGATCTGCTGAATAGTATAACACTTCGTCAGCGTTCCAGGTATCAACAGTCACAGGGAATCCTTGGTATCGTTGGCTGAATTTCTGAACTACTTGTCCTTTTATAGCCGTTAATAAGTTATCATCGGAGGCTGCCTGTTCTACAAGAATACGATACTGAGTATCGCTGTACCTATTAGCATATTTAATACCCCTATCATAATAGACCATATAAGAAGCTATTTGAAATGCTACTGGAAAATAATAAGCTCCAACTAACATTCCAAGCTCGGTTATGTCGTCTCCATTATAAAATTGTCTTATTTTTTCTTTTGCCGCTATAGCTGACTGTAGATCTGGTATGCCGTATAAACTAAGGTCTGCATCTTCTAGTATCTTGTAAAATTTAACTAATGTATTTTCATACCTTTGTTTTGTGTTCGATGGTGCTTCTGGATCAAATACTGACCTATTAATCCCACTGTATTCAGAGGTTGTCGAGATATTATCTAGCATCCCAAGATAAATAGATTCTATAATATTCCTCATGTTTGCCTCAGGAGTCAAAGAATCCTCAATAATTGGATTTCTCTTGAAATCATCATCTTCTGAGTCCTGCGGGAAAACAAGTTTAATATACTGCATTGACTGATAGAACGATCCTAGCATTTCTCTGGATTCTAGTTCTTTTGATATTTCTCCATGAAGATATCCAACAATAAGCTGGATAGTTCCCATACTTCCCCAACATGGGTATACCCGAGCAAGAGGCATAATGTTCATAAAGAAAGATATCATCCTTGTCTGAATTATCTGAACTGCTGATTCCGCTCTAAAAACATCTTCTTGAGTCACACAGACATCATCAGTTTTTTCCAAAGGTAACTTCCCAACCGCCGCAACATATCGAGGCATTCGTCGGCGACCCGTTTCATTGATGGCTGCGAAATCTATTTGTGTATCTATTCGTTCCCTATAGTTCTGAACACTTACTAGATCGAGGTCTCGACTACTGGGGCTTGTTCTGAGTTGTTGAGGACTTGGTGTGGCAAAAGGCAATCCAATAGAAAAATTAGAATATATTTCACGAGTATCAAAAACTGGAGGAAGTAATACACCATCGACAAACATTTGGTACTGGTTATTAAGAGAAAAGGTGTTTTGCCCTGTATCAAGATTATTAAATATCCTATAATCTACGGAACTATAATCACCGTTTTGACCGATAACCTGCATAGAGGAAGAAATAGAGGTTTCATTATAAATAGTGCCGGCTGGATTATAATAAGCTAATGTTGGGGTCTGACTAGCAGGATCCCAATATACTATTCGGACGTCCCCATTTTGAGGGTTTGCGCATTGTAGTGTTGATACTCCACTATACCCAATATAAGGATTATTATTTTCTACATCTTTTAAATAACCATCGACTCTAATTGCTATTTTACTAATCTGTGTAATCTCTCCACTAGAGCGACCTGCTGAACCGTAACTTATTCTATTAAGGCTTTCGGGTCGCAAAAGATCTGCAAGATTGCTACCTTGACCTTTAAGTCTTTTTATTAGACCTCTAGGAGAATTTCTTATACTATAATATGCAATATCATAATTATCATAAGCATTGAGTTGTGGACTCCTATATTGAGGTATAGGTAGGATAGGAACATTTCGTAGGATTCCGAATCCTCTATATGCCCAGAGATAATTATATACATTATCTGTAGTCCAGCCGTTACGTCGAGATCCAAAGCGGCCTTCTATATCTTCGACCTCGCCTTGGTTGTTCATTAGGAGTTCAAATCGGTCACGGTCGGCGGAGCCATAACTAGCAGGAGTTTGAAAGATTACATCTCCTGAATTTGTTCTATAAAGTTGATTTATGCTGCACTGACGCAATGTAGAACCTAACTGATAAAATAGTTCTGTTCCCATTTTAGAATTATACAGATTATAAGTTGGCTGCTGGCGTGTGGTTTGCTCTTTCCCAAAAAGGTCGGAAAATAATCCTGCCAACCACTCCGTAAAGGAATTACTCAGTAATGCGATGAACTGAAGGAAGTCGTCATACCAAGTCATCATTGGCAATGAATCGATTAACCTCTCTAATTCAAATTTGATATTGGTTAAGTCCCTTAACCAATTACACAGATTATTGATTTTATTAATTTTATCACTAACAATATCGTCGTATTGAGCTTCTATTTCGGGTATATCGAAGTTAAGTTCAAGTGGATTCGTGAATGAATCTTTTTGATCACAATATGCCTCTAGCGGAGATCTGAAAGGTAAATCACCAAAGTCGCCAGCATTTTCAATAGCATTCCCAAGGAACATAAAGAAATCTATTAACTTATCATCAGAGAAGTTAATTGTATTATAAACCCTAGGGTTTATTGCTATATATACAGGTTCCTCACTGGGTTCTGAGAATGGATATATAAATCTTATTGGTCTATTGCTTGAAACTGTTTCTAATAGGTGCTCTTCCAATTCATTTGAGGCGTCGCCGTCGAGCAATTGCTGCAATTCTACCGGAGTAGACATGAGAGAGACGTCACCGATTAAAGCTGTCAATTGTTCTAGGGTTGGTTCAGACTGATTTCCGTCACTATCCGTGCTAACTAAATTAACTGCCCTTGCAATACTTACTAAATCAACTTCATCTAAGTAATCATTAAGATCAGTGAAACCATAATCTTGTGACTTAAAAGAGTTTTTTAGACCGCTATTTAGTCTTTTGTTACCTTTTGGACCACAACCCAATAGAGCATTTACAATATCTTTAGCTACACCAGCGACTACAGACTTAAGGAAATTTAACAGGATTGTTTCGATGGCTTTACGATAAACTTTGGACTGCTTTGTTTTTAACGAAATCATCTTTCGTTTAGTAAACTCAATTTTAATTGGCTCGTCCAGGGTTTTACGAACAAGAGTATTTGCTACAGGAGGTGCTCCAATAGGGTCTAAAAAACTATCCTCGATAAAATCACCCAATACGTCCAAGGAACAGAATATCTGCTGATTAACTGCTTTCTCAATCTGACTAATGGCTAGAGCAGGGTTCTGGGCATAATTTGCACCCTGGGAAATACGTCTTTTGGTAATCTCATCCTCGATTATTTCTTGTCTAAGAAGAATGATTGTTTCCCTAATCAACGATCTGATTTTTGTTTTTCCTGTAGCGGCTTGCCAAAACTTTAAGGCATATTTTGCAGCCTTAGCTTGACCGGTATTACAATCTATGCTAGACAGGGTTGAAGACATTCTATAAGTTAGGGGACGATTAGAAAATAATCTCTCATATTCTCCAGGACTAGTTTTGGAAAGTCTAGACAACTTTGCAAACAAGTCTTTTCTTTTCTTTTTGCGCCTTTGATCATCTTTAGAACGGGCATTTGCTCTTTTAGCCCTAACTGCATCAACCTGAGCGGACGGATAAACATATTTTGATAAGAAATCCAGAGGTCCCTCTAATGCCGATGTTGCTGTGTTTTTACTATATATATAAATCTCATAACTATTCTTAATAAGCGAGAATGTAGTTGGAGTATACAAAGAAAATGCATTAGCTATACGTGCCTGTTCTTGCATTAAATTAAGGTATGTTTTGTTTCCACAACCCTGGTAATAAAAACTACCATTAATACAAATATGATCAAGAAGATAATCTCCTGTAAAATACATTTGTACCCTATCATCATCTTCTAAAGAGATTTTGTTATAACCGTAAAAAATACTCAGTAAATCAAAAAAGGTTTCTAGGCGATCAGCCTCTCGGGCTAAATCAATTCCGTTAAGCACAGCAGGGGTTAGCCCGTCATCTAGAAGTTTTGCATTATATTCTTGTAGCAATGATCTTACAGAGAACATATATCGTAACATATCTTCTACACGAAAATCAACTGTTATTTGTGATTGATTCTCCGAACCAATAATTCTTTTTGCCTTTTGTAAGCCAGACAACTCATATTCTTGATATGATGGTCTAAAAGTTTGTTCATTAGCTTCTGGAAGGTTGTTGATATCAATTGTATTTATTTGTAACGCATAGATCCAGCGAGAACCTGGTCTCAAGTCACGATAACTTAAAAGTGAAAAAGTATTAGGAGCACCATATTTTTCTAAAAGTTGGGCAACATTCTCTTCCGAATGCCTTCCTGTTAATTTTAATATTTCACGAATACTATTTTCTACAGCAGAAGAGTATCGACTTCTCTGCTCTTCTGTGTATTCTGACCAGCGGGATCTTGCTCTTTCAATACCAGACCTTGCATAGGTTCGTAACTCATTAAATGCATATGAAGATCTTTGAACTTCCTCGGTCCTTTTAACGTAATAATAATTAGAATCTACCGGATTGAAATAAACTCGATTGTTATCCTCTCCCGGAAGACCATTTTTTCTCCAGTCATATAGATCAACATTAGAATCAGAACTTATATAGGTAGTTATATCCGGTCTTAGGTTTAATAGGTCAAGACCTACGTCATCGCTGTATTGAACTTCTGGGAGCCCAAGTGCCTCCCTTAATTGATTCTTGTATTGTTTTGAGTGTGCTGGAGGAATAGCGATGAGGTTTGCGAGTCCTTGCCTAGCCTGGTAGTCTTCCTGATAAGTTAACTCTGAAGTTCTAGAGGAATATTTTTCTAATACGTTTTGTTGCTGCAAGATACCTGCTATTCCCTCTAGTGCCTGAAGGGCTTCTGTATCACTGATTTTATTTACTTCTTCCCCTACAACTTTACCATTTTGTGGATATAGGGCAAAGTAAGCCAACATATCTTGTTGAGTTATTGTTCTGTCACGACCCTTAAGGGATTCACCAATTTTAGGGAAATCAAAAAAGTAAAGATATTTTTCATGAATAGCATCAATTACAAATTTATTAGATTCATCTTCATAATCATACCCCATACCTCTGCGCATATCTGAGTTAGTACTCTCAGCATAGGGATTTATGATTTTTCTCTGTCGTTCAGTAAGAGCCATTTTGTGTTTTTTACCTAGTTTACGTTATTATATTTACTACGGAAGTTATATTTTGCAAAAGGATTTTTATCGCTATAATTAAGTTCATGAAAGGCAAAATTCATTTCTTGCAGCGAAAGATTCACTACCTCTATAGGAAGCCGAGCTACCATGGATGCTAATTTAGCAGGACTTCCGCCGGTTGGATCAATAAATGACCCAGCCAAGGTAGCTATTAATTCCAACGTAAATGCAACAGTACCATGAAGATCAGCTATTAGTTCTAGAAGGTTGTCAAAAGTCTCAGCCAAATCATCGCCCTTTACCATGGGTTGTAAATCTGAATCATTATTGCCTGCTATGAGGTCGATTCCTTGAATATTATCGCCAATAAACATGCCCGCTGCACCATTATACGTATCCGTACTTGTTATTAACTTTATCCCCTCTCTCCCAATAACTCGTACAGAATCAGCTTTGATAGCGATAGCAGATCGGTTTGTTAGGTTTCCTACTTTGCCGGCAGCTAAATTAAAATACTCAGGAGAATCAATATCGGCTCTTTGTGAAATATAAATTCTTGCAGAATCTAATTCTGTACTCTTATTTGTTAATACTTTTTCGCCTTCATTATCTACTTCCCTAGCAGTAATTCCAGATAGTCCAGCAATAATATCTATACACCCTACGTGAGTATTTGCAGTAGAACCTTTTCCGGAAAATTCACTACCGGGACGGTATCGACCGAGAATGATAATAGTATTATGTTTCCCTTGAATGATATTTTCAGATTCTTTAATATTGTATGATGGGTTAGGTCCTAAAATATCCGACTGAAAATATCCTGAATATTCTTTTGCCTCTTCTGTTGGTTTATTTTCTTTAAATGCTACTTTACTATTTGATAGCAACGCATCCAACATAGTGCTTATTTGTAATCCGCCACCTGGTGGAGCGGGGGGTGGTGGAGCGGGGGGTGTTGGAACGGGGGGTGTTGGAACGGGGGGTGTTGGAGCGGAGGGAGGCTGCTGGTTGTTGTTTGTCCTAGGTGGTGGTGGCGAGATCCCAAGTGCAGCAGCTATTTCTCGTTGAAAACGATCAGTCTCGCCAACAGGACGCCCTAAAAAAACACCTTGCTCATTTACATACCGACTAGCGTCACCAGGACCATCAGCTTCAATGAGAATTATTGTTTCTCCCGCTGCACGGCGGCGAGCAATTTCTTCTTCTGTAAATTCTGTAGGCATATTATTCGTTTAACTCTTGTAAAATGTTTTACCAATAAAATGAGTCATTGGATCTTTTTTAGTGCTCGAAGCGTAAAACAGAGAAGGATTGGGATTGTATTCGAAGTGTAAATGATAACCCTTCGAGCCGCCTGTATTGCCCGACAGACCAATGACTTGACCCATCTTTACTTTCTTTCCTGATTTTGCTTGCCATTGGGAAACTGTTTGAGAGGGAAAATCTTTTTTCATATGACCATATATCGTAAAAAAAGTTCTTGGCGATGCGCTTGGATCGGTAGAATAGATTGTATGCTTTATATATGCATAAAATCCATATCCTGTTTTACCGTCCCTTATGCCCGTTTTCTTATTTTTATTTACTTGGTATGTTATTGCACCGTCTAAAGCAGCATAAAATTTTGCATTTATAGGGGCTCTAAAATCAGTACCCAGGTGACGCTCTACTTTTCCCGTAATAGGGTGTTTTCTGGCTGGTGAAAACGCAGATGTAACAGTCTTATTATCGGTAGGATGACGTGGTATTATGCCTATCTTACCAGAAGAAGCTGGCTGGGTCCTGGTAGATGTTGGAGCAGATTCAGCAACCGTTGATACAGCAGCACAAGGCGGCGTAGCAATCTGAGGTGGTACAGATGGATTCGGTGTGAATTGTTGATTTGGCTCAGGCGGAATAGACATATTCGGCTGAGGCTGAGCAGGCGGAATAGACATATTCGGCTGAGGCTGAGCAGGCGGAATAGACATATTCGGCTGAGACTGAACAGGCGGAATAGACATATTTTGCTCAGGCGGAATAGACATATTAGGTGGTTCAGGGATAGGTGGAAGAGCGGCTATGCATTGTTGTATTTCTTCTTGGGCATATTTGTTCTGTAGATGACCAAATATGTTTATAATATTGCCGGTCTCATTGTGGCTAGAAAATTGAGCCCGAGGGTTATTAAATTGCACCTCAACTAAATCACCTGCTTTTAAAATTGGATTAGCGTTGCCGTAGGTATGCTTTACTAGTGGGTAAAACCCAATAGCTGGGTCTTCTGAATTAGTAGCTTCAGGTAACCAGTAATGTCGAGGATCACTTAAAACCATGATTCTAGCCATTTGGGTATTTGAATGTGAAGTGGAATCATTCACAGAATCATAAAAAGAATTTATTTGATCCTCTACCCGCAACACCAAAGCTTTAGCAATACTTAAATCCGTTGAAGAATTTGGAGTATTTAATTTTCGGATTAGGTTTTTGAGCGTACCCATTGGAGTAGAGCGGTCAAGATCCCAGGCACTGTGATCAATTTGATTACCTTGTTTAGTTTCTTCCCTTAGGAGTCTGATCTTCTCGTCATCATAGACAGTTTGTTCTGATAGATTCTTAGCCACATTAATCCTCCTTTAAAATATCAAACAACTGATTTTTATCATCATCCGTTAGACCTGTTTGATTAGAGGCTTGGTCTTTCTTATAAACCAAGGTAGCCAGCTTGACCAATTGTTCGTTACTTCTTTGCAGTGTTTCTACAAATTTAGCAGCAGTGGGGCCGGAATCTGAATAACGGTCCTTAGAAACGCTCATGTACTCCTTTAAATTGTCTAGGAGTATCTCTGTCTCTTGTCTGTCCTTGTTGATGTTCTCAAGGGCTTGTTCTATTAATGAATTTAGATCTTTTTTCATATAATAAATAGAATGCTAGGAAATTTCTCCTTCATTCCACTTCTTTTTAAAAGTTCTATATTTTTCCCGCATTTTATTAAGAGCACTTACGATCTGTTTGGTATTGAGACCCGTTATCTCTCTCATATACAAATAGACTGCTTTCTTATTGAAGATTTCTATTTGTTCTATGTTTTCCATCAAAGTGATAACGGCGTTGAGAACCTTCTCTTCGTTTGGCTTGAGTTTAAGCTTTTGCCAGCTATTGATTTCAGTGAGAAGAGACATCCAAAATTCCTTCTCTTCAATCTCGCTCATCAAGTCACCGGCACCATTTGATGATACAGCCTCTACTTCACGAACCATTTCGTCATAATTTACTTCACGGCGGTTCTTCTTTGTTTGTTTCTTTGCCTTGTGGGTAAACCAGTTCTTTGTTACTACTGAAAAGTATGAGAAAGCTTTCTTATTTTTGGATGGGTCGAATTTACCTAGAATAGTCGTGAGCCAGATCTTACAGTCGTCCTTATGATATTCAATATTTTCAAGGGACGTAAACTTATAAGTATAAACAATCTTGTTGACCAATTCATCAAACGCAGGCTGAATATGCTCTACATAAAGTTTTGTCCTTTTTGTTAGACTTTGAGTATTACAGTAATCTACAATTGCTTTTTCGGTTATCTCCGTAAAGTAATATTTATTCTTGCTCTTTTTTCTAGGCATCTGAATCTTCCGTAGTTAAATCTTCATTAGCCGAAACATATTCCTGTATCTGGTCAGCTATCCGGTTAGTGTGCTCTAATAATGATTCTAGCGTAGGATCGCC